GCTGTCCAGCAGCAGAGCCGTGTAGGTGCCGCCGTCCGGCAGAGCCAGCTCCACCGTGCCGCCCAGAAAAGCCGCCGTCAGGGCGCTGCGCTTGGCCGCTGCGTCGGCAGGGCTTGCGCCGTAGATGTCCACCGGCAGCGAGATGGAGCGAAGGCCGTACTGGGTGGAACAGAAGGTGATCCGGCTGCCTGTGTAGCTGGTGAGGTAGTTCTGGGTGAGAGTGCTGCCGCTGACATACCAGCTGGACAGCAGCAGGGCCCCGAACTCGCTGGCCCCGTGGTCGTTGATATAAAAATCTTCCATGGTTCATCACCTCCGAAAGCCCAGTTCCTCGTCCATGTAAGACGCGGTGGTGCGGGCCATTTCTCTGCCGTCCACGTTGAACACCGCCGTCAGGCTGCCCGTGTAGCTGGCCGTGAGCTGCTGCGCTGCCCCGGAACCGGTTCCGTTCTGGGTGCGAGCTATGCTGCTCTGGTTGGCCATGGAGGCCGCCTGCGTGCGCCGGGTAAGCTCTGCGGCAGTGATCGTGTCGCTCTGGGTGTAGCCGCTGCTGTCCGGGTGCGGCAGGGCCGGGGAATCGTCGGTAGAGCTGCCGTCATCGGCAGAGCCGCCCTTGCGGCCATACTTCTTCCACAGGAACAGCCCCAGTCCGGCAATACCGGCCACCAGCGCAATGATGGCAAAAACCTCCGGGTGGGCTGCGATCAGGCCGCCCACCTTGCCCACAAGGCCCGCTACGGCCTTGCCGATGGTGCCAATGCCGGACACGGCGGCGCCCACCAGCTTGCCCATGCCGCCGGAGCCGGACAGCCCGCTGGCAATCTCACCAATGCCCTGGATTGTGGCTCCGGCACCGTTTTTGATGCCGCTGCCCAGGATGCCGGACACGGCCTCAAAGGCCTGCTGCAGCCCGCCTCCGGCGTAGGCCTCGTTAATGGCGGCCAGCGCTTTCTTGGCCCAGGCGGAGACGGTCTCCCGCTGGCTCTGGGTCACCTGGCCCCAGATGAGCTTGGCCACTGTCTCGGCAATGCCGGCCCAGTCTTTGTTTTTGACGGCGGAAATGCCGTCCTTGATGATGCCAAAGATGCCGCTGCCCAGCTCGGACTTTGCCCCGGACAGGGCCTCGTCAATGCGCTTCTGGGTGGCAGTGACGGAGGTGTCGATCTGCTGGGCGGATTCCTCCACCTTGTCCTGCACGCCGTCCACATAGGTGATGATCTTCTCGTAGGTCTCGCGGCCGCTGGCACCGATGCGCTCCCCGGCCTCGGTGACGGTCTGCTCCACATGGCGGGACCCGTCGGCATAGATCTTGGTCACCTCGGCAGTGGTGACGGTGGCCCCGTCCTTGTAGCTGGTGGCCGTTTTCTTGGCCGTGTCGGTCAGCACCTTGGACATGTCGGCGTAGGACTTCGTCACCTTCTGGGTCACGCCGTCCACCTTGGTGGTCACCAGGGTGTATTCCCGCTCGACGCCGTTGACCATCTCCTTGCCGGATTCGGTCACCTTCTCGGTCAGGCGGTCAAACTCCTTGCCGGTGCTGTCACGGATGTGCTCGTTGACCGATTCCACCGTGGTCTCCACCTGCCCAAGGGCGTTCTGGGAATAGGTGGTGTAGTTGTCGGTGGTGGAGCGCAGGACGGTCTCTGTGACAGCCTTTTTGCTGGATTTCTTGGTGCTGGAACCGGCGGAGGACGGGGTGTCACTGACTACAACAGCCGCTCCCCGGCTGCTGCCGTTTCCGGAGCTGCTGGTGCCCTTTGGCACCCACCCGTTGTCGTCATCCCACTCCATGCCCTCGTGGGCATTGTCCCAGTCCTTGGCGTTCCGATTTTGCTTGTACTCATCCCGGGATGCTGCGTAGGCGCTGTTGTAGGCATCCAGAACAGCCTTGGGTCCGTCCGGCATAGCGGCAATGGCAGCGGCGATGCCCTTGATGGCGGACCACAGCATGTTGAAGGTGGTCAGCACGCTGTTCACCGCAAAATCGGCAGCGGATTTCAGGCCGGACATGCAGGTGTCCCAGCTGGCGGCAAAGGTCTCACTGGTGGCTCGTGCGGTCGCAATGCCTGCGGTCAGGGTAGCAACCACGGCCACCACCGCTCCGATGGGGTTCGCTGCCATGACAGCGTTCAGGGCGACCTGTGCGACGGTCAGCGTGTTGGCCCCGCTTGCGGCAGCCAGGTGGGCAGCGTTCAGGGCTGTGGTCGCCAGAGAGTATGCGGCGGTTGCCGTGGTTGCCAGGGCGGTTGCGGCCTTGTAGGAAACGACTGCGGTCGTTACGGTAACCGTGCCGGTGGCCAGCAGTGCGAAGTTATCCTTGATGAGCTGCACGGCGTCGGCCAGCACGGACAGCTCCGGGGTGGTCTCCCGCACAGCGTCCAGCAGACCGTCGATGCCGTTTGCCTCAAAGCCTGCTTTGCAGGCAATGGCCAGATCGTTGCACTTGGTTACCGCCTCGCCAAAGGCAGTGGTCAGATCTTCCATGACCACGCCCGCCAGCTGGGTGGCGTTGTCCTTCAGGGTGGACAACCGGCCATTGAGCGTCTGGCTCTGGGTGGCCATGCTGTCATAGTAGCGGCCACCTTCTTCGGCAGCGGCCTGCAGCGCCTGGGTCAGGACATCGTAGGTGATGGTCATGCTCTGCACGTCCTGCACGGACTTGCCCGTGTAGTCGGCCAGCACCTGATAGATGTTGATGCCCGCCATGGCGAACTGCTTGATGTCCACGCTGGTGGCTTTGCCCTGGTTGGCTACCTGCTGCAGGTTCTGGGCCATGCGTTCCAGCTCGGCAGACCCGCCGCCGGTGGCTGCCACCGCGTCGCCCAGGGCAAGGATGGTCTTGCGGCTGTACTCGGCGTTCTCACCGGCAGAAATGAGGTATTCGTTGGACTTGACCAGCGTAGCCGTGTCAAAGGGCGTGCGGGCTGCGTCTGCCTGCATGGCAGCCAAAGCAGCGTTGGCCTTTTCCGCGTCGCCCAGCAGGTTGGTGAGGGCGGTTCTGTATTTCTCGATCTCTGCGTTGTAGGACACGCCGGTGGAGATCAGGGTCTTGCCGGCGTCCACCACCTTGTCCACGCACTTGGAGATGATGTTGCCGATGGCCACCTGCCCCGCGGTAAACTGGGAGACGACTTTTTCTTTCGTTTCCTTGGCGGAGCGCTGGGTCTTCTGGCCGGCAGCATCGGCGTCCGTGCCCACCTTGTCGGAGGTCTCCTTGCTGACTTTTCGGACCTTTGCCCCGGCGTCGGCGGCTTCCTTCTCGCCCTTTCCGGCAGCGCTCTTGACGGCAGCGGCGGCCTTTTGGGCCGCTTCTTCCGTTTCGGACACCACGCTGTCGGCGGCCTTGGCGGCGGCAGAGGCGGTTTTCTGGGCCGCCTGTTCCGCTGCCTGTTCTACCTGGTCAAGGCCCTCCTGGGCCCCGCTGGGATCGGTCACGACGCCGAAAACGACCTCGCCGTCATGTTCGCGTGCGATGGTGCATCACCTCCCGGAATGCTCTTTCTGGTATTCGGCCTGCCTGGCAAGAATGGACGCCTTGCGGTCTGCCATGGACACATAGCGCCGGGCCGTGCCGCCGGCCTCCGCAGGCAGGGCGTACACCCGGCGCAGCTTCTCGTATTGCTCCCGCATTCCCTTGGGCATGTCGGTCAGATCTTCGGTGCGATAGCTGATGATCTTGCAGATGCGGCACTCGTCCGGCAGGCTCCGGAACAGGGCCATGAAGTCCCACCAGTGCAGCTGCGCCGTGCGCAGGTCGATGCCGTAGGTCTGCAGAAAGGCCGCCCAGATCAGGGGGCCGTCTACCGCAAAATCAAAGCCCCGGGGCATTTCCCGGAACGCCTCCGCGCTGCGCTTCTCCCGCTCGGATTCCTCGGCGCCGCAGCGGTAAAAGTCCAGAAAGGCGTCGAGGTTGTCCTTTGTGAGCGGGCCATGTATGAGCACCCGCTGGGCGTAGTCCTGCAGGGCGGCTTCCTGCTCGGGTGTGTGGGCCCGGGCGGCCATGTTGTCGTAGGTGACCCACGCCCGGAAGTCCGTCTCAAAGCCCTGCGGCAGGCTGTCGGTCAGGTAGCAGTCCGGGCGGGTCATGCCTTGGCCCGGCGTGCTGCCCGGCGCTGCTCCCGGTTCATGGGCATGGGGATGGGTGCCGGGATGGAACTCTTGGCGTCCTTCATGGCTTCCCGGTCGATGGGCTGCAGGGCGGCCATGCGTTCCAGTGCCTCCGGGTCAGCGGCAGCGTTGAAGTCCGCCAGCAGCTGCATCAGATCTTCCAGGTCATCCACGTCGATGCCCAGACGCTGGTCGTAATCGTCGCCCAGCAGGTCGGCAAAGAAGTCATCCAGGATCTCGTTGAACTTGATGAGATACTCGTCATCTTCCTTGTCCAGCACGTTCAGCGCCGCCATGGCTGCCTTGTAGCCCTGGATGTACCGCTTGTAGTCCTTGCCTTTGGTCACCTTAAAATCGAATTTCACGTTGCGAAGAATCATAAAAAGCTCCTTTCGTTGGGCCCTGCGCCGGTGCTGCCCCGGCTTGATCTGTCTGGTTCAGGGCATAAAAAATCCCCGTCCGGGGAGGTGGACGGGGACATGCTTGTGGGAAACTCAGGTGGCGCTGTAGGTGTACTCCTTGGGCTTCTCCACACCGGAGACGGTGACAGAGATGCCGGCGTTATTGCCTGCGCCATTGGAGGCGTCGCCGTTGACGATGACGGAGGCCTTGCCGGTTTCACCCTTGCCGGTGAGCATGGAGAAATAGACATACGGCACGATCACGGCGCTGCCGGTGCCGAACATCACGGCCAGGCTGGTGACCCAATCCTGCCAGGCGTCGCCGTGGGTGCGGTCGCCGGAGATGGAGAAGGTGCGCTGGGCGCTGGTC